AGCGGCCATAAACACAAGTAAAAATCAACAAGTTAGATAATTATCAAAGACTTACAGACACACAAAAACACAGCCAACCACAACAAATAACAGGGATGTGGTCACTTTGTGGATCATATCGCCGCCATAAATTTACTTAATAACAGTAACCACAGCCACAAGCACGGCCATCGCAGACAGGACAATACCTGTGAGTAACCAAGTCTGATTTGCAAATGATTTCTGAAGTTCAGTACGATGCTCAGCCATCTCAACTTTCAGAGACTGGCGTAAATCAGCCATCTCAGACTTCAGGGATTGGCGCGATTCTGCCATCTCAAGCCTCAACCCTTCGCGAATCTCCAGTACATCAGATTTGGTAGCAAAGGATTCGCTTCTTGTGGTGAGAGTAATCAGGTTGTTTTTGATTTCAGTCACATCACTTTCCAGGCAACTGACCCGCCGTTCAAGGTCGTCATTCATGCCATCACCTCCATCATTACCACTTCCTGTTACTTGGTTGTTGGATACATTATAGGCATTCTCTTTCTTTTTTCTGAACCGCGAAATATGTGCAACATTCTCTGCCATCACTTCTCATCACCCTGCTTGCCTACCCAGTTCATAAAGGCCCGGGCCGAGTAACGATGAACAAACCCACATCTGTTACAGGTAAGTCGGAATTCATAGTTATGGATATTTTCCCGATCATGTCCCTCATATCCCGGATACCCAGTAAATGGACCGATGTAATCAAGCATAACAAAAGTGCCTAAATCACACTCCTCAGCAGTTTTCGGCTCAGGCCCCACCTCAACAATATTCGTCAAATACATGTACATATCCGTATCGCCACACGACAAACATTTTTCATTCGTAGACGACTCATTGAGAAAACGCGCAAAATTATCGAGCGTTGCCATTCTTTTAAGTTCATCTAAATGAAACTTCACTCTTAAGCACCTCCTAGTGGATTAAACCTCACCGCATCCTGCAGGTAATCCGGCGCAAGATGGGCATAAATCATCGTTGTCTGAATCTTTGCGTGCCCCAGAATTTTCTGGAGCGTCAGAATATTGCCGCCGTTCATCATGAAATGACTGGCGAAGGTGTGGCGCAGCGCATGAACAGCCTGGCCGTCAGGAACATCAGGTGCGACCGTTTTGATGACATCGCGAACCAATGAATAATCCAGCGTCGGAAACACCAGTTTCCCGCCCCGTTTTTTGATCTTTTCAAACAGGCTTTCAGAAATAGGAACGGTACGGTTTTTGCTGTTCTTCGTTTTTGAAAAAGTGATTCGACAATGAAGAACACGGCGCTGCTCCAGTGCCGCTACCTCGCCCCATCGCGCCCCGGTCGACAGAAGGATTTCGACAGCCAGTCGTTCATCGGGATTTTCAGCCAGTGCATCCAGCAACTGAACACATTCAGACTTACTCAGATATCCCATTTCGCGCTCGTTAACCTTCATTCCTTTAAGGCCTTGAACGGGGTTATCGTTAAGAAAATGGCCGGATGAGATGAGTGCGGTAAACATCGCGCTTAACGCCCCAATCTCTCGATTTATGGTGCTGGGCTGTATCCCCTGCTCTATCCTGGACACACGTAGCTCGGTGAGCATCGTTGTATTAAGTTTATGCACGCACGGGTCATCCATTGCTTCACTCAAGCGCAGCAATTTAAGGCGCGTGTTATGCCCTGACTTCATTAGCTGGCCGTGGTATTTCCACCACAAGTCAATAAGCACTGACAGAGGACGGCGATCAATAGAGTTTCCTTTCCACTCATTGTTATGCTGTTGCGCCAGCACCCACCGCTCATATAAAACTGCATCCGATTTCGTTTTAAATTTTTTGCGAATGCGTTTGCCTTTACGCCCCTCAGGGCGCATGTCAAGAAGATACCCTCCCGGAATTGATTTTATGCTCATTCGTGAAACCCCAGCGTTACAAGACCACCATGCCCCCAGCGTTCCATGATTAGCCGGGCTGTGTACCAGTCTTGCGGGATTTTTGAGAAGACGATGTGTTTTCTGGCCCATCAGGGGAGAGAGAGGGACTGATCTGCCCAGCAGCCTCATTTGTTTTTCCCGTCATAAGCCAATTCATGTACTTAAAAAAGCGAGGGTGATTAACAATCTTGATAAGCACTTCGCCCCCTATGTTTTCAATCCGCCCCGTTTCATAACGACGCAAAGTGCCGATAGGCACATCAATCAGGCCGCAAAATTCTTCGCGCGTTAAATCCTCTGATTCACGAATCACTCTAATTTTTTCACCGATAAGCATTGACAGTGTTCCTATAAGTACACTAAGCTTGCGCACAAGGTGTACTTATAAGTACACCAAGTCACAAACAACCACAGATAGCGCAGGTTATCACACATGGCAAAAGTCCTGAACACACACGAACAGGCAGACTTTGAGCGTTTAGCAGCGTTCTATCCCTACCGCGATGAGCATGGGTTACCAGTACTTGAAGAAAGCCTGAAAGATTACGCAAAGCGTACCAACCAAGCTGTTAACACAGTGAAAAGACAGGCTGACAGAGGTTCAATTCCCATCAACCAAGATGAAAAGAACTCAAGACGCACAGTAAATCTCTTCGCTCTTTTCCTGAAAACAATCAGGAGCGCAGAAAAATACGTGCAGATGACAAAATAACGAGGTGTCATTTTATGCTGAAGCAACGCCGTAATTTTCGTACCGGAACAGAACGCCACGCTAACCGTTTCACTACCAGTGCATCACGCAGCAACATCCGCTACAGCCTGAGTGATACACACGCAACGCCGGATGGCTACCCAGTAAAACAAATCGGCGAGCACACCTGGCTGATTGAGAAAGCTGGAATCGTGATCCACAAATGCCCACGCAATCCGTTTACCGGAAACCGCATTTTTGCATTGAGCTGTGGCGACAATCAGTTCGGGCAGGATTTCACATTATACGAAGCACTTCGCACGGTTGATCGTCTGCTTCGCGGGCAAAGTTTTATTAAACAGACTGATTTATAACAGGTGCTTTATGACCAAAGACCATGCACAAGGTGTATTTATCCGTTTTATTGATTTTCGCGGTGAACTGTTATTACGTGCATCCGCTATTGACGGAGTGACTCCGGCGGGTAAAAACGGAGCCGACGAAGCCACTTACGTTTATCTGAACGGCACGCGACTGCTTGTGGAACTTCCGTACCAGACCGTACGAGAAATCATTAGCGAAGCTGAAAAGGCACGCCAGGTTAATGGCGATGAACCCTATATCGAAATTATTTGTATGGATTCAGAAGCTGAAATACAGAAAGCAGATTAAAGGGCGTTGTGATGGGCAAAGAATATAAAACTCTCATTAACAAAGCACTTGAGCGTTTTTATTTTCGCTTAAGTGCATCAGGCGTTCATGCTGAACGTGCGGCCCGTGACTCATTGACCAGAGCAATCCGAAGTCTGTATGACGTGGCTTTTTACGCTGATGATCTGGATGCACTTAACGAACTTTCCGAGCTGATCTGTGCCGCAGAATGCGGGGAACATATTGAACCGTATAAGCTGGGAAATATCGCATGAGTATATTTATCTCATGGCTTGTTCTGATTATTTCGGTGGTCTGCGCCATTGGGATTATGCGAATTATTAATTCAGTAAAAAAGATTGAACGCTTTTTCACTGAAGAATAACCGCGCAAATAAGACCCCAGGTTAAATAAGAAAATGTGAAAACAATCCGCATTCGCGGAGGTATTCGCACACGCCAAGGAGGCGTAATGGCAATTAAGCATTTTCCTGTCGTTCGTTTCACCTCCAGAGGACGTGAATACGAAGTTGACGAACGCCTGATTACCACAATCGACAAACACCGTTCAGAAAAGGATGCACATCACATCTATCTCACTGACGGCACTTACTTCTGCGCCACCAACGTGGTGCAGGTAAATCTTATCAGACAGGTACAGGAGTCACGCAGATGATCATTCTGGACTACATCGCTGCCAATCCGGGTTGTAGCGGTGGAGAAATCGCCGCAGCACTGAATACACCAACCACAACCATTAATGCGGAGCTACGCCGTCTCTGGCGCAGCGGTTCAGTCATAAGAAAAGAGCGCAAAACAGGCGGTCGCTTTTCTTATCAGGTAAACCCGATGCCGTTTGGGTGTAGCAACCCACTAACCCAGATGTTCAACCAGCTACTGAGGGAAATCAGAGCATGAGCACCTCCAACTGCCGGAAACCACGTCGGGCTTCAGCAGCTCATCCGGCAGCAAAACAAACTCCATTAATTCCTGTTCCGGGCCTTTCCTGCACCTTGCGGCGGGAGGCCTTCGCACATCTGTAACAAGAGGATTGCCGCAATGATTCTCGCCAACGACTTTCTTGAATACCTGCTCAACACAGAACGTGATCTTGCCGCTCGCGTGCGTGATCGTTATGACATGTACCTGAAATCCCTGCCTGTACCGCAGCTCGCTGACGGAAAGATTGTTATTGATGGTCGCTACATGATTGACAGCCACGAGGGAAATTACAGGCTTTACCGCATTGAAGGTGGCACCCCGTCCGTTATTGGCATTTACCAGCGCCCATCCTCTGCAATCGTCGATGTGATTGCCGACAGCATCCGCATCACACATCGCCATGCCGACACAGAAGACACCGTGCTGGAAATTCAGCGGCTGGCTACAGTCTGCCGCGACACCCTGAATGGCATGACGAAGTAAATCACTATGACGGCAGAGTACATCAGGGACTGGCAACAACCGCGCCACGCAGTGGGGCGTGAAGGAACGGGGATCCCCGCTCCTGAATCCGCGCTTTCCTCCTGGCTGGATGCCTACCGGGTAGAGAACGAGCGCCGCCAGGAAATGGCTGATGCGGCGTTCTCCGCAACGCCGCTGGGCAACCTGATTAATAAAAGCCTGGACGCACAGGAAAAACAGGACAAAACCATCACACTGGCAGGAGATGCCAGAAAACAGGCACGCGGCGCGGTGGATGAAGCCATGGCCTCGCTGCGCCTGCTGCCGTCCTATCTGCGCGATCCGCTTATTCGCCACCTCTCCTTCCTGCGCAAAAAACAGGAAGCCGATTGTCAGAAAGGCAAAAAGAGCTGGCAGGCTGAACGCTACGCGCGCGGAAACCTGCGCAAAATATTCGAACGTCTGGAGCGCACCGATCACCGCTGGCTGACACAGGGTTATCGCTCCCTTGCCGGACGCGAACGCCTGGACGATTTGCTTTACCTGCCGCAGCTCAACAAACACCAGATACAGACACTGGCCACCATGACGGCGGCGATGTTCAGCAGCACCTTCGAAAAACTCTGCGATGGCTTTGGCGCGACCGATGGCGAACTGACCATGGATGTAACGCTGAAGGCGTATCAGATGCTGGCCCGCATGGCGTTACACCTGCACGCCATGCCTCCACATTATGACGCACTGACAACAGACAAAGACCGGAGGAACGAACCGGACACGGAGCTGCTGCCGGGCGCAATCCTTCGCCTGACCTGTGCAGAATGGTGGAAACGCAAACTGTGGCTGTTACGTTGCGAGTGGAGAGAAGAACAACTCCGCGCCGCCTGTCTGGTTTCCAGAAAAACATCGCCCTATCTGAGCCAGGACGCGTTAAGCGAGTTTCGCGCACAGCGCGAGAAAACACGCGATTTCCTGAAAAGTTTCATGCTGGAAAATGAAGACGGGTTCACGATTGATCTCGAGACAGTGTATTACGCGGGAGTAAGTAACCCGGTTCACCGTAAGGCAGAAATGATGGCCACCATGAAGGGGCTGGAACTTCTGGCCGAAGCCCGTGGTGACAAAGCGGTGTTTCTGACTGTCACCTGCCCGTCAAAATACCACGCAACAACGGAGAACGGTCATCCGAACCCCAAATGGAACGGGGCCACCATGCGCGACTCCAGCGATTACCTGGTTAACACGTTTTTTGCGGCGGTCCGCAAAAAACTGAACCGCGACGGCCTGCGCTGGTATGGCATCCGCACGGTGGAGCCTCACCATGACGGCACCGTGCACTGGCATATGATGGTCTTTGCTCATCCGGAAGAAATCGACAGCATCGTGGCCATCACCCGCGATATTGCCATTCAGGAAGATCGTCACGAACTGGGCGATGATATTACTCCGCGCTTTAAGGCGGAGTATGTCGACGGCTCAAAAGGCACACCAACCAGCTATATCGCGACCTACATCGGAAAAAACCTGGACAGCCGCGCCGTAGATGGCATCGACCCGAAAACGGGCAAGCCACGCGTTGACCACGAAACCGGAAAATCAATGGCCGAGAGCGTGGAGCGCGCCATTGGCTGGGCGCGTCTTCATCGGGTCCGCCAGTTCCAGTTCTTTGGCATCCCCTCCCGTCAGGTATGGCGTGAACTCCGCCGCCTTGCCAGCCAGATGGCACGCAACCCGGAAGGCCCGCAACGGCTGAAGGATGATGCAATGGATGCGGTACTCGCTGCCGCTGATGCCGGGTGTTTTGCCTCCTACATTGAAAAACAGGGCGGCGTACTTGTTCCACGTAAAGACTACCTGATTCGCACCGCCTACGACCTCGCAGATGAGCTGAACGATTACGGCGAGCAGAGTGTACAGATTTACGGGATCTGGTCGCCGCTCATCGGGGAGTCTTCCCGCGTGTGCACGCACCCGGATAACTGGAAGCTGGTAAGACGTAAACCGGAAGCGGAAGACAGCGCCCGCGAAAATGGTTTTGACCTTCAGGGCGGCCCTACCGCCCCTTGGACTCGTGGCAATAACTGTCCCCGTGTACAGGAAACAGACAACAACGGGA